AAGATTACTCTGCCGAAGAGGGTGATGTGTACTTCAATGGAGAATCTGCATGGTCATCACCACAACAAGGGTTGGAGATGCTACTAGGTATTCTAGTAGAGTATGACCCTAAAATCATTACATCTATCTCATATGAGGATGAAGGGCCAAACTTCTTTGGTGCAGATATCTATGATGGTGAAGAGATGTTTGATGGCGTTGAATATGACTATGAGGAAACCATTGATCTTGTCATCAATGACTCAGAACAATTGACTGAAGAGTCATATAACACAGAAACAGAAGAATGGGTTGACCAAGAGGCAGAAGATACTTTCAATGAGGAAATGTGGGAAGTCATTAATAATACTCAAGCTAGTCTAATTGGTGAGTGTGAAGAAGTAATTCGGGAGAATCAGAGTGAGTGATTTTAAACGCCGTATTATCAAGGCAGAAAAAATAGAATATTATGAAGAGATTGTGGATGGGGAAAGACGTATTCGTAAGGAAACGGAGATAATGACATATTTTTCTGATGGTTCGACTCATCACAATCCAACGGTATCGACACACGTTGAATATCTATGATTGTAATGAAGGTTGTAGATAGTCGTGTAGCGACATTGTTTGTTCAAGAACGACACTACAGCCCTGTCATGCCTAAACTAACCAAGCATTATTTGGGTGCTTACCAAGACGATGAATTGGTAGGTGTCCTAACGCTTGGTTGGGGTACAAATCCTATGGGTACGATTAAGAAGATGTTCCCAGAACTAACCACTGCTGACTATTTTGAGATAGGTAAGATGTGCATGGATGAGTCTATGCCACGCAATTCTGAGTCACAGATGCAGAGTGCAACTATATCATGGATGAAAGAGAACACACCGAATGTCAAGTATTTGTATACATGGGCAGACGGTATTGTTGGTAAGCCTGGATATGTGTATCAGGCAGCGAACTTTCTGTATGGTGGATTTATCTGGAGTGACGTATACGTTACAGACAAGGGAGAGAAGGTACACTTTCGAACAATACAACGTAAGATGAAGAAAGTGATGAACCGTATGGATACGAAGTATGGCCCACGACCATCTGATGCACATATGGGTGAACTAGGATTTAGTCGTGTCTTTGGTAAACAGTTTAGATACATCTTCCCTCTAAATAAGAAAGCTAGGAAACACCTAAAACAATCTACAATGGATTGGACATTAGATTACCCTAAAGGAAAGGATTTGCAGTGGAAGATAAAACGACCTGGCGAAACTTCCTATACACTGACGGAAACTATGCCTTACGAACACAGGGGCGACAGTGTAGACCACAATTCAAAGAATGTAAATTTAGTAAGGGACAAGTATGGTACAGCGACTCTCGACAATTTCTTCACATAGAAGAGTAGAACCTATAACCAAGGAGAACTATATCAATGAACAGTATCGAAAGAGCGAAACTACTGGTAAAGAGACACAAGGAACTTCACAGTATCGTAGAGGTGCTGGAAGCAGAGAAAGCGCCGGAAAAGATTATCAAAATAAAGAAGATAGAAAAACTAAAATTGAAAGATGAGATTGAAAGATTACAAAAGCAATAGTTCAACAGGTGGCTCCATTAAAGTATGTGGTATACTATAATGAACAAATTATGATTATAACATCAAATAAAGGCGCCGCTGAAAGAACTGCTAATGATATCAACATGCAGAACGGAGAAGAGCATGAAAAGTAAGTGGACAGGATACTATGCCGTACAGGTACAAATAGACGTAAACGAATGGGCACTTGATGGACAAATAACAAGAGGGGAAAACAACAAACCACGCTTGTTCACATCAAAAGAAGAAGCCCAAGAACACGCCAAAAGATGGAACACTGGACATGTCATAGAATATCATGGTACAATATGACACCATCATATATAGAGTATTGGAAGACACATAAACCATCGCCTATAGGACTATCAAAGGTAGGGAATGACAGATGGACTATATGCTACAATAACGGTACATTCAAAGAAGTATCACGCCTCTGGGAATACATGCCATCAAGAATAAGATCATATATACTGTATACAAGACATATAAGAAAGGATAGACGATGAGTGACTTTACTCTGGATGAACTCAAGAAGAGGTTCACTAAGTTAGGTTTAGAATACTATGTAACCAATGTAGACGGAACAGTCGCCAGTATTAACTTCCTAGTAAGAGAGGATAACGACATTGAAACCCAATCTAAACTTCAAACTGTCTACCAGTGATATAGAAATAATAGAATACGCATTACTTAATAGTATATCAACAGCCAATGAGAGACAAGACTTCACAAGAATAAAGAATATAACAGAACTCTTAGGTAAATTACACGATCAAAAAAACTTCTACGGAAAGATGCCAGATGGTAGTGTATACGTTGGCGGATGAAATTACCATGAATACCCATAAATTGGGATAGAATCCCATTATATTAAAAAGGCTCAAATAAATGGCTAATGGTGCTGAGGTTTGTGCATTAAAGTCTGTTATTGACCGACTGACCGAAAATTATACCACACTTTCTCAGCATTGTCAAGAGCGAATCACCCCCGAATCACCGAAATAATTCAAGTATTTTCCTCAGAAACCCCTTGACATTCCCCGATATCTCTGAAACACCCCTGTAAGCCCCTGAGTTTACAGGGTTTTTATTTAGCTAAATTAGCTAAGATAATGCTTGACAGATGCTCTCATAACAGGTATAATATAGGTATAGTTAATGAGAAAAGGAATCATCATGGCATATGTATCACAAGAGAAAAAGAAACAACTGGCGCCTGCGATTAAGGCGGTATTAAAGAAGTATGGCATGAAGGGTTCTATTGCCGTACGTCACAACTCATCTTTGGTGGTTAACATCAAAGAGGGCGTCTTAGACCTTCTTGGGTCTGCACAGAGGCACAATGATGACTATGCTTTACGGCGTGGACAGGATGCATATCAGGTAGGTACTTACTTACAGGTGAATGATTCGTGGTGTGAGGAGTGGGCTCGTGAGGTAGGTGATGAACGAATCGCTGACTTCTATGGTGAGTTGATTGCCGCTATGAAGGGTTCTGATTGGTTCTGTGAGGATGATATACAGAGTGACTATTTCTTTCGTGCTCACTACATTGACATTAATGTAGGGAAGTGGAACAAGCCTTATGCCTATACTGCTTGGTGGGATACATCATATGTTTCTGCTTAAGGTACTGTTCTGGATAGGGATGATCTATCTGGGAGCATTTATTTGGCTTTTATTTCTATTAAATGGCTAAAAAGACTTGACAAAGCTCTTGACATACAGTATAATATGCTATGTAAGGGTTGAGAATGATTAATAACAAGAGGATATATTATGGATAACATTTGGATGGATGCTGAAGCTTATATGGGTGTTGGTACTAAGTACGAAGACGATACAGGCTCTGAACCAATATACAATACTACTGAGGTACACTTAGGGCCTGAGAATAAGAAAGAGTGTCCCTGTGATACATGCCCTCTATATGAGGCCTGCTTAACGAATCAGACAGAGTGTTCTGCAATGCGTAACTGGTGTTCTAAAGGAGACTTCAAAGACACTGATATACAGAGGTTGCTACGTGGTATGTCTATCAATTAAGGCCTTGACACGAACAATAACCTATGGTATAATAGTAGTATAATAAGAAAGGTGATTCGTTATGGATACAATTAAGATGCTTGAGACATTAAAGAAAGATTACTTAGGTATGGGATACCAAGTAGAGTTTGACAAGTATGTACTGGAAGGCATCGCAGAGGGCCTGACCATTACAGAGAAGATGAACTTTGTATCATGGGATGATGCATGTAAGTGGGCAGCGACAGTTACCGAATCACTTAAAGTGCCATTCGTTATCTTAGAGATGCGTGGACAAGAGGGACAGGTAGAGAACTTCTGATTCGCTCTTGACATTCCTCAGAGGGTGTGGTATAATGATTCGGATACCCCCCCTAGAACTGGCCGGGAAAAAGTAATCTATAAATGCAATAAAGATACAGAAAGATATTCCGTAATGCAAAGAGTTATTCAATACCTTCCTCAGAGAAATGATGAACCCAATGATTAGTCAAGATGATATAGATGCATTCTCAGAAAGCCCCCCCTCAAAACTGAGCGAGAATCAAAAGCACTACTTAGATAAAAAAATGGAAGTCCTAGTGATTCTCATGGAAGAGTGTGCAGAGGTGGCGCAAGAGGCGTCTAAACTGATTCGTTTTCCTGAGAATGATACTGAGAAGTTAGCAAAGGAGTTAGGTGATCTACAGTGTATGATTAACCTTACTGCGAATCACTTAGGTATAGATCCTATTCAGATAGGCGTTCAAGTTAATAATAAGAGAGATAAGTTACACAAGTATAGTAATTTATTTTCTAAGTGATTGATTCTATTACATATTTAATGCTTGACTCTTGTTATGATTACATGTATAATGTAAGGGTAAGTTAGAGAAAAGGAATCAGTATGACATATGCATATATAAAGACAAAGGTAAAGGTTATCTCTATGGATGAGTTGGATGCAGTTCAGAATGCATACGATGAGGCTAAGAAGAATAAGCAAGAATGGATCATGCAGGCTTTGGATAAAGTCTTTGAGGATGTAGACTTGGGCAGAATACTAATTAGAGAAGGAGCGTAATATGAAAAAGATGTTAATGACAGTAGCGATGGTATGTGCATTCGGTTCACAGGCTCAGGCCTTTGATAATGTGTCAAACACGAATGTTATGAAGCAAGTTGTGATACAACACATACTTACGCAGATACTTAATCAGAATAGTACACAGACGTATACGAATAACAATCTGACAATACACACTGGTAATATCGCACAAGGCGGAACTGCTCAGTGTTGGTCTAAGTTCGTATATCACTCTGATGGGTCTCGTACTCCCAGAGTAGTGTGTCAGTAGTAAAAAAGCGGGTCAAGCGGTCAAAGGGTGCAGAGAAATGTTCGAAGATGTAGAAGAGTTTAAACTATCTGAAGGTTTGTTGTTTACTAGTCCTGTTCTTCAAGGAAGCGAGTACGCTGGTACTATAGGATTTGATAACGGATATAGTTTGAGTATCGTAAGGCACAATGGTTCTTACGGCGGTAAGCAAGGTCTCTTTGAGATCATGTTGATGAAGAATGGTGAACCTAAATCAATACCACCAATAACATCAAAGGATGATACCGTTAGAGGGTTTATGATTTATGATGATGTTCTGGAAACAATCCAGAGTGTGAAGGAATTGACTGATACAGTTTAATCTATAGTCTTTTCCATTTTAAAAGAGGCGGGTTTTTGCTCGCCTCTTTTTTTTATAATCCTAAACTCCACATCCAAACAGGTATCACTACGAAGTGTAGTAGTACTATTACCATCCACATAAGGATAACTGTTCGGACTTGAGGATTCATTAGAAGTTAAATGTAGCGCCGATTGTGATATCGCCACGAGCAGCTGCATCTACGTCCCAAGAAGATTTTGCTTCTAGTTCCAAAGAGTCTGTCCAGTTGTATGTTGCAGAAAGGTCAATAGTTGGGCGTGAACCTTTTTCCAATGTGTTGAACAATGTCATGTTGTCTGCTGCAGTAGAATCAAATGCAGAGATTACTGAACTTACTTCTAGTTCTGTTTTACCAATGCCATATGTTGCAGATGGTTTAACTGTTACTGAAGTTGTTGACTTGTCTACATTGTAAAGTGATTTTACTTCACCGCCGAAGTTTAAACCGTCTTCAGCTAATAGGGGTGTGCCTGCAACAACTACTGCTGCAGCTAAGATTGATGTTTTCATTTTTAGAAATTCCTTTTATATCTGTGATTTGACATCACCCTTTACTTATATTATACATTCCATTATTTGTCAAGCCATAACTATATTATTATAAATGTGTGTCTTCAGTATCACACACACGCTTCTGTGTTTTCTGTATAAATACATACAGGAGAATTTATTAATGGAACAACAACTTTCTTATTTTACTGGCCGTGATGGTTTTGTTTGGTGGATCGGTGTGGTAGAAGATAGAGGCGACCCTATGTCATTAGGAAGAGTTCGTTGTCGTATCTTTGGATATCATACAGAAGATAAAACTAAACTACCAACAGTTGACTTACCTTGGGCATTGTGTATGCAACCCGCTAACTCTGCATCTTCTGGTGGTGTGGGTAGTTCGCCCACTGGCCCAATCGAAGGTACATGGTGTGTAGGTTTCTGGCGTGACCCAGATTATATGCAAGAACCAATGGTGTTAGGAACAATTCCTGGCAATAATACCTCCGCATCTGCACCACAAGGTGGAGCGCCTTTTGACTTCTCACCAGAGACAACAAAAGAAACTGATAGGTTGGAAACAGTAACTATCATTGCAGATGGTACTACAACAGAATTTGCAACTCCATTCGAAACTACAGACGCAACTGTTCTCGTAACAAAAGACGGACAGTCTGATAGGCCTACAAACAAACCACCCGAATCATATTCGAATACTGAAGTTGATGCTCCTGATTATTCTTGGGGAAGAACGTGGACTGCTGAAGACTTTGATGGAGTTGGGTCTAGGAAAGGCGCACAAACTGCTAAAATGTTAAATCAATTATTGCCTTGGGTTCGTAATAGATTTGCACAAGGTATCATTAATATTATTTCACAGAACGAAGGATATGATGCAACCATCGGCGCAGAAGGTGGTTTCAGAACTCCAGCAATGCAGAGAGCAATTAAATCTAGAGGCGTAAAAGCGGCAAGTAAATCATACCATGAGTTTGCTGTTGCAATTGACTTGGTGATATATGTTAATGGTAAGTATGATACAGGTAGTAGAAGTCCAAACCCATATACTGGTGTTGCACGCTCAGCAATGGCTTCAGCAGGATTGAAGAATGATATATCAAACGATCCTGGCCATTTTTATCCACAAGAGTTCTCCAAAGGTGTTCCTTCAAAAGTTAAAAATAATCAACAATCTATTTCCGATTATGCAAAGTCAGTTGGTATTCAAACAGAAGATACTAGTGATACATCGTCATCATCAGGGGTCGTATAATGTCATATAAAATTGAAGAAAACAAAATTGTATTTGATGAACCACCAAGAGCTGGTGAAGAGATTAAGGTTACAGTATCTACTCAACAAACATTGAATGGTTTTGCCGATCCTCGTTCATACTATCCTCGTAGAGTAAATGAAGTTGATACGAATAGACTTGCAGTAAATGATTTAAGTAAACAACATCCAGTTGTCAACTATAAAAGAAAACGTGTAGATGATTTAACTGGAGAACCAGAAACAAAGTTCAATGCCCAGTATCCTTTCAATCATGTGAAGGAAACAGAGAGTGGACATATTCAAGAACTGGATGATACGCCAGGCCATGAGCGGATACATGAGTATCATCGTTCTGGAACTTTCTATGAGATTCATCCAGACGGAACTAAAGTAACTAAAGTAGTTGGTGAAGATTTTGAAATCGTTCATCAGAATAAAAGTGTTCGTGTTCGTGGAGACTGTAAGGTTTACATTGACGGAGACAGTGAAGTATATGTTCGTGGTTCTATGAATGCACAAGTAGATGAAGACTTGAACTTCAATGTAGGAAGAAACATTACATTCCATGCAGGCAAAAACATCCGTATGTATTCTAATGAGTCTACAGAGATTACCGCACAACAAGAGATTACCGCAACATCAGTAAGTAATATGAAACTACAGACGCAGGCTAATTTAGATATTGCTGCTGATGGTAATTACAAAACGAGTATTAAGGGTAATACAGATTTCATTGGCGATGGTTATGGCGTATTCATGTATGGTGATGATATAAATCTTATCACTGATGCGATTATGGATATCAATGCAGGCACAACTATGAACCTTACATCATCAAGTGCAATGGACTTAGTTGGTTCTACTATTGATTTTAATAAGACAAGTAGAGCTCCAGCAGCCGCATTGTCCGCTCAAGATATTATCTTCAAAGATTCTAGAGGCGCAGTTAGTTATACTGATGGTGAAGAGATTGAAGAACCACCAGAAGCAATTGTTCTTCCAGAAAAAGAATTGGTTGAACTGCCTGATGAAGGTGGATTTCATGGTGATGATGATGTTGAGAAAACAGAAGATGAACTTCGTGCCGCTATCAAAGATGGTTCTGCACTTCCTAGTAAGTTCTCCGACTATTCTTACAATGGACTTGAAGGAAATTATAATGTGAACAGTGCTGCAAGAACAGTACTCTCATCTCCACCAGTTCCAGTAGATGTTGGAGATCATGGTTCTAGTGATGGAACAAACGCTAATGAAAACAATGAAGCGGCTGGTAATCAGAATGTTCAAGGAGTCGAACAGGTAACAGTAACACCATCTAATGGTATTGATTATTCATTACAGTTGTCTCCAAGTTTCACACTCGGAATGATTTCTTCTCGAGCATCATTCGGACACAAGATACGCCCGCAACATGGATTGACATCAGAACAGATTATTAATAACTTGAAGAACATTGCGGTTAACTCACTTGAACCTATCAAACAACAATACCCAAATATGTTTGTAACATCTGGTTTCCGTCCCGCTAAAGGAACGTCCCAACACGAAAGAGGAATGGCCTGCGACATGCAGTTCAGAGGTTCATCAAAATCTGAGTACCATGAGATTGCGGTTTGGATTCGTGCGAATGTTCCACACGATCAATTGTTACTAGAATATAAAAATACTGGAACAGGTAATCCTTGGATACACCTATCATTAACTCCATCTAGTAATAGAGGACAGTCGATGACATTTTGGAATCATAGTAGATATAAGAATGTTGGAACATTCTATAATCTTGCGTAGGAGAAATTATGCCTGAAGTTACAAGAGTTGGTTTGGATAGTCATGTCGGACACCTAAGTCCTTCACCTGGCGCATTCCATAAAACTGCATATGCTACAGGTTCACCAAATGTTTTTTGTGATGGTGCTGCAGTTGTAAGGGTTGGGGATACTACTAGTTGTGGTGATCCAGCAACAGCGGGTAGTGGAACAGTAAGTGTAAACGGAATTCCAATACACAGAAAAGGTGATGCAACTGGAGGACACGAAAGTTGGGTGGCAAATGCATCTGCATCTGGCTCTGGTACAGTGTCAGCAGGATAACAAAAACGAAATAGGAAATGAAAAATGTATGAGTATAGATGTAAGGTAGTAAAGATAATAGACGGTGATACAGTTGATGTAGATATTGACTTGGGGTTTGGTGTATGGTTAAAGAAAGAACGTATTCGTATGTTTGGAATTGACACACCAGAAAGTCGTACAAGAGACTTGGAAGAAAAGAAGTATGGACTTGCCGCAAAAGCTTATATTACTAAGTTGTTAGATGATGAGGGTGGTATTGTTCTTAAAACAAGAAAGGATGCAGAAGGTAAATACGGCCGTATCCTTGGTGAGTTATGGAGAACAACTGACTTTGCAGATACCTCAATCAATGAGTTGATGATTAAGAATCATCATGCGGTTGCATATCACGGACAATCAAAATCTGATATTGAAGAGGGACATATTGCTAATCGTTCCTTAATTAATCTCTGAGTTTCGTTATAAATACAAATAAGGAGAATAAGAATGGCTGCAAATCCAACTGCTTTTAGAGATGCTGAGGCGACAAACAATTCGGAACGTAACGGACAAGTCTTTAAAGATTTGAATCTGAATTTCCTTGCACATCCTCTTACTGGTGATATTCAAAAGATATCAAACATCGAAGCAGTGAAACGTAGTGTTCGAAATCTCATCAATACGAATTTTCACGAAAGACCCTTTCATCCAGAGATTGGATCAAACATTCGTTCTATATTGTTTGAACCAGTTTCGCCCGTTATTGAGGATTTACTATCCAGATATGTACAGGATGTTATTGATAACTTTGAACCTAGAGTAGAATTGATAAGTATAAAATCAAACGCAAACATTGATCAGAATGCTTACAATGTTACCATTGAGTTCTTTGTTGTAAATTCTCCGTCTGAAGCTCAGTCGGTACAATTATTTTTAGAGAGACTAAGATAAATGGCAGGAAAAGTACAAGTCACAGAGTTAGACTTTGATGACATAAAAACAAATCTAAAAACATACATGAAGGGTCAGTCTGAATTTTCAGATTATAACTTTGAGGGTTCTGGTCTTTCTGCGATACTTGATGTTTTGGCATACAACACACATTACCTTGCAATGAATGCTAACTTTGCGGCGAACGAAATGTTCTTGGATAGTTCATCTCTTCGTAACTCAGTTGTTTCTCATGCAAAGACTTTGGGTTACACTCCACGTTCTGCTCGTGCGCCTTTGGCAAATTTGGATATCACTGTTAGTAATGGTTCGTTATCATCTTTAACAATTAATAAGGGCCAGAAGTTTACAACTTCAATCGGTGGAACTAGTTATGGGTTTGTTGTTAATGAAGATGTTACTGCAACACAAACTAATGGTCTTATTATCTTTGGTAATCTTCCTGTCTATGAGGGAACTCTTGTTACTACAAAGTACACAGTAGATTCAAATGACCCAGAAAAGAAATATTTGATTACAAGTAACAGAGCCGATACTACAACATTAAAAGTTTCCGTTCAAGCCTCATCATCTGATAATACTATCGAAGCATATTCTCTTGCAGATGAAATAACAAACGTAACAGGTACAGATAGAAAATATTTTCTACAAGAAGTAGAAGATGGAAAGTTTGAAGTTTACTTCGGTGACAACGTAATTGGTAAGAAACCTATTGATGGTAATATTATAATTCTAGAATATGTTGTTACTAACAAAGAGGCCGCTAATGGTGCAAGTTCTTTCAATTCCACTTCAATATCTGGACAAAGTAATATTGCAGTATCAACTATATCTGCCGCAACTGGTGGTGCAGAACCAGAAACAATTCGTTCTATAAAATACAATGCTCCTCTAAGTTACACGGCTCAGAAACGTGCTGTTACAGCATATGATTATAAAACTATTCTGCCTTCGATCTATCCTAACATTAAAACAATTCAAGTGTGGGGTGGTGAAGATAATGACCCAAAGACTTACGGTAATGTTTACATTTCTATTAGCCCACTACAGGGAACATTCTTAACAGAACAACAGAAGACAACTATTATTAGTCAGTTATCTAATTATAATATTGCATCTGTTCGACCAGTTATTATTGATCCAGAAACAATATTCATTGTGTTGAATGTTTCGTTCAGATATAACCCAGAGAATACTGTAAAAAGTTCTGGTGACTTAGAGACTATAGTTAATAAAACAATTGATGATTATAGTGATACTACCTTAGAGAAGTTTGACGGTATGTTTAGATATTCTGAGTTGTCTAGATTGATTGATACATCTGACAAAGCAATCATAAACAATATTACAAACATAAGAATGTATAAGTCTATGAGAGCTGCAATCAATACTAAACAACAGTACATTGTCAAGTATTATAATTCTATCTATCATCCTCACGATGACGAACCACCAGTAATTGCATCAACAGGATTTACTCTTGCTGGTTCAACAGACACATTCTATATTGATGATGATGGCTCTGGTTTGACTCGTGTGTATAGTGTTGTTGCTCAGAAAAGAGTTTACTTAAATAATAATGCCGGTACAATAGATTATAATAATGGTATTATTATTGTCAATGACCTTCAAGTTACATCTACTGTTAATGACGATGGTACAATTCACTTCTTCTCAATCCCATCTTCAAATGATATTGTTTCTGTAAGAAATCAACTTTTAAGTATTGATGTTGGTGGTTCAACTATTGACGCACAAACAGACCAAGATGGTAAGACTGCTTCGCCAGGTTCTCACTCTGTTGTTGGAACTTTTGGTACAACTTCAACTGGTGGTGCTACTGATGTATCATTCGGTGGTTCATCAAGTTCTTCTTCTTCTAGTTCGTCTTCAAGCGGTTCATCTTATTAATAGGGTTTGTCTAAATGGCTGGTAACACACCAAAACTAACTAACAAGGTATCACCTCACGTTCAGTATCAACTGCCAGAATTTGTTCAGGCAGATCATCCTCAGTTTGCTCTTTTTCTAAAACATTACTATCAGTTTTTAGAATCTGCTGAACTGACACTTGGCGGTTCAAACGATTTTCTGATTCAAGAAACTAATAGTGTAAACTATATTCTTGATCAACAAGAAGAGAATGTCGTACTTGAAGAGTCAGTTGGTAAGTTTGTTGCTGGAGAAAAAATTCGTGGCGAAACTACTGGATACACAGCAAAGATACTTGTTGATGATTATGATAATACAAAAGTTCTTTACATATCATCTCAACAAAAATTTCAAACAGGCGAAACTGTAGTTGGTTTAACATCTGGTGCTAAAGCTCCTGTTGTTTCATATCGTGCAAACCCTGTACAGAACATTCAACAACTTCTTGCATATGCAGATGTTGACAATACAGTTTATGATTTCTTAGATAACTTCAAAGACTCTATTATGGAATCTATTCCAGAGAGTATTGCAAGTGGTGTTTCTAAACGAAACTTAATGAAGAACATTAGGAGTTTGTATGAGGCTAAAGGTACTCTTGAAGGACACAAACTATTCTTCAGAATACTTTTCGATGAAGAGTCTTCACTCCTATACCCAAGAGAAAATGTTCTAAGAGTTTCAAATGGCCAATGGTCTGATGATTTACTAATGCGTGTTACTGAGATTGGTACATCAGACTTTAACCAAATTATTGGTCAAGTAGTTACTGGTGAAACTTCTGGTGCGACTGCTGTTTGTCAAACTATTGTTAAGTACAAAGAGGGCGCACAACTTATTGCAGAACTCAATCTTGACAGAACCACAATTAGTGGCACGTTTACTATTGGCGAAACAATTAACGCAATATCAAATGATTTAGACCAACTTATTCGTGCTGAAGTTTCTGGCATTGTTGGTAATGTTACCGTAACAGAACAGGGACAGTACTACAAAGTAGATGACAAAGCTCACTTCGAAAACTTAGGAAGTATCGGCGTTCAAGGTGCTATCACAGATATTGGTGAAGGTGGTATTGATCAAGTTCATGTTGAGAGTGGTGGTACAGGATATGTGTATGATGATGTAATTACATTCAACAACTCAAACACAAATGGTTCTGGCGCAGCTGCAAAGATTAAAGTTCTTGGTGGTGCATTATCATTAGAACTTGAAACTGAAGTTGACAACATCGTTTATGAAGGCGAGACACACCACAACGATATCATTATAGAACATGTAGACAATCTCTTAATGGAGAGTGGTGATACTATAATATATGAAACTGGTGAAAAGGTTTTACGAGAAGAATCTGAAGATTTTAAAATTAGACAAGAACAAAACTTGTCAGAGCCAGATACTTTACTTTTAGAAACTGGTGATGTTATAATCGTTGAAGATCAAACATTCACTGACTTGGGTGTTGCATCAGAAACAGGTTCATTATCTCGAATAGAAATATTTGAAGATGGTGGTGGTTATACAACTCTACCTTCTATGGGTATCACTTCATCAACTGGTTCTGGTGGTTCTATACTCGCCCTCTCTAACAGTGGTGTTGGTAAAGTTCTTAAAGTTGGTATTACAAATCTTGGTTTAGGATACACTAGTGTTCCAGATATAACCATGAACAGAAATGTAATTATTAAAAACATATCTGGAAATTTCACTATTGGTGATACGTTTACATCTCATACAGCTTCGATTGTTTCTTTTAATCCTGTAAATAGATTGCTTGAATTAAAAACTCCTGTAGAACATTTTACTAGAGGAGAAATTATAACTACTGCAACTGGAGCTTCTGCTGAGGTTGTGCAGTGTGTACACTCAAAATCAGAAACAGTTATTGGTGCTACAATTCAAACTGGTGGTAGGTATGTAAGTGATAGAGGACAGATTAGTGAATCTTCTATGAAGGTTCAAGATAGTTTCTACTATCAAGATTATTCTTATGTTGTTCGTATCGGTGAGTCGATTAACACATGGAGAGATAGTGTTCGTAGGTCAATTCACCCTGCTGGTTGGAACGTGTTTGGTGAGGTTTCTTTTGCTACATCTTTAGAACAGGCACAATTAAATTCTCTAAGAATTAGAAACCCAGCTGCTGGAGATATTTACGACTTCACTGGTGACACTGGAACATTCACTCCAGAACTTGCTTCTACATTCAGAACTCTATTCACAACAGTGTTTGGTAGGAGATTGGGTACTACAACAGATAGTACAAGTGTAAACGCAAATGCAAAAGTTGCTGGGGAAGACGTTACAGATTTTGCTAGAAATGAACGTGAAGTAACATTAACACAAACTGTAAGTGTGAGACTAGATAGGAATAGACTTAATACTCCGTTCACTTTAGGCCCAACATTAGAAAATCTTGCAAAGTATGCCTTCGCAGTTCCACCAATTGGAACTGCTGGAGTTATACCAAACTATACTGACCCTATTGGGCGTTCAGTTACGCCTGGATATAATGACACAAGAGATTTATATCCTATCGGACAGTTTGGACATATTAGAATTAATCAAGTTTCTGATTCGAATGGTGACATTCCAGATGCAGCTTACAACACAAGAATTAATGTTATGCCTCCTTCTGAGATTATCATTGACAGAGGTGGGTTAATAAATAGATTTGATAATGACTTTGTATCTTTCGATAACATCTTCTCAGGATTTGATGAAGAGACAGGTGGAACAGAAGTAGATGATACAGAAGGTCGTTATGCAACATCTTTTGACCAAGGTACTGTTTCTTTTGATGCAACAGATGATAACTTTGATACAGATGCAAATACAGGAACAGGGTTGCTCTCTTTATTCTCAACAATAGACACAACCTTTGATAAAAATACACAAACATACGATAGTCAGTGAGATTAGTCGTATAAATAACTATAGGAATTAATAGGAGAAACCCAGAATGGCATATCAAGCAATAGGGCGTGGAACTTCTGCGAATGACGGAACAGGCGATGACCTCCGTAGTGGAGCAGGCAAAATCAACGCCAATTTCGTAGAAGTGTACTCCAAGCTTGGCGATGGTTCTACACTTTCATCTGACACAGTAACATTGAATACTGCAACTCAGACTTTAACAAACAAGACTTTAACAAGTCCAACCATCACTGGTACAGGCGCAATCGCTGGTACATTTACAGGAAACGTAACTGGTAACTGTTCTGGAACTTCTGGTTCTACTACAGGTAACGCTGCAACGGCAACTGCTCTTGCGGCATCAGTTAATATTGCTGGACAAGCATTCGATGGTTCTTCTGCAATCACAATTGCAAGTACAGACTTGAGTGATACTGCATCTATTTGTCTTGCTGCAAATACTTTGACACTTACAAACAAAACATTGACTTCACCAGTTATTGGTGGAGATGTGACAACTGCATCTGGCAATTTAGATCTTGATCCAGCAACACAGATTGTAGAAATCAAAGGTGACGGTTCATCAGTTGAGGGACAGATTAAACTTAACTGTCATGCAAACTCACATGGACAAACAATCAAACCACAACCACATAGTGCAAGTGTAACGAATACAATGTTACTTCCTGCTGGTGCAAGTTCTACATTGGTAAGTTTGGTATCTACTGATACACTTACTAACAAGACTTTGACATCACCTACTATTACTGGTACAGGCGCAATCGCTGGTGCATCATTCACTGCATCTAATCATGTTCAATTAGCAGTACATGCAACAACAACTGCAAGAGATAGTGCAATATCTTCTCCTGCCGCTGGTATGATGATTTACTTGACTGCAACAAACAAAGCTCAAGTATATAACGGTACTGCATGGACAGACTTACATTAAGGATAGATAGTAATGGCAATTGATACAATTAAATCCACAGCGGTACTTGACGGTGCAATTACTACTGCTGATCTAGCAAATGATATTGCAATCAACACTTCTGGAGCAATTACTACTACTGGTGCATTTACTTCAAAAGGCATTGACGATAACGCAGACGCCACGGCACTTAGGATTGACAGTAATGAAAAGGTGTTAATCGGTAAGACAAGTGCTGGTTATAATGTAGATGGGTTTGAAGCACATCCAAATGGAGAAACTTATGTAAGCCGTAGTGGTACACCTATGGCTATAAATAGGAACTCCTCTGATGGCACTATTTTAAACTTTTACAAAGACGGCACAGGTGTAGGTAGTATTGGTAATAATTCTGGCGGTTTATACATTGGTTCAGGTGATGCTGGTGTAACTATAGAGTCAACACTAGATGCTATTATTCCTACAAACGTAGCTACTGGTAGTTACACAGATAACGCTTTAGATCTTGGTTACAGTACTAAACGCTTCAAAGACGCTTACCTATCAGGCGGTATATACCTCGGTGGAACTGATGCGGATCATAAGCTAGACGATTATGAACAAGGCAGTTGGACACCTACGTTAAAAGGGGCAAACGCACCTACTGGGGAAAATTATAATGTACGACTTGGAACTTACACAAAAATTGGTCAAATGGTTTATATACAATGTTACGTTTCTGTACTTAGTCTGGGATCGAATATGACAGGAACTTATGGTTACATATCAGGGTTTCCATTTACCATAGCACCTGGCAGTGACCAGTACTCTACTGGAAGTTTTCCATATGTTCATAGTCTTGGACAAAATGTTAATAGTTTACATGCATACGGAAATCAAGGTACTACTCAGGCTTATGTAACTTATCTGAATGGAGCAGGAACAACTTCATCTTATCTTTCTCCATCTGGATGGGGAAGTACACCTACAATAATGTTTGGTATGACATATTTTACAGACACATAACCCTTTCAGAGATTGGGTCGGACAGGTGACATGCTAAGTCACGATAATTAAAATAGGAGACAAAAAATGGCTATTACTAAAAGAACAGAACAAGATAAAATTGAAGTGGTTGGAGCATTCAAGCACATTCAAGTGAGAACAGCTACGGTGGTTGAAGAGGACGGTGTTGAACTGTCTCGTTCATTCAGCAGACATGTTGTTTCACCAGATGCAACCGATGAAGCAGTTGCTGCTGAGAGTGCAGACGTACAAGCAATGATTACACAGTTTCATACTGATGCAGTAAAAACTGCATATGCGGCACATCTTGCTGCGACAAATCCTGCTGGTGAAGACGAATAAATAATCTTGTAATATAGGAAAAAAACAATGGCAGCGATAATCACTGAAAAATTCAGACAACATAATGCAGACCAGTTTCACGAGTCATTCTCAGAATCTTCTGCATCTAATTACTATTTGTTTATTGGTAAGAGTTCACCTTTTACTGCAACAACTAGTGGAGGGGCTGATACAACTCCACCTGTACCACAGGATACTGTAACAGTAGAAAGTTACAAGTGGGACTCGATGCTCGCTGCCAAAAGAATTGGTTCTACAGACGTTTCATACGTTATTCCTCGTAGAACATATTCCAATGGTGTTGTTTATGATATGTATGAACATGATGTAACTTCAACAAACCCAGCAACATCCAGTGCAACTAATTTGTACGACTCAACTTTTTACTTTATGACTGCTGAATATAAAGTATATAAAGTTCTTGATAACAATAATGGTGCTGCGATTGCAGCTGGTGCTTCAGGGCCAACATCAACATCATCTACTCCATTCTTTGAGGGTGGATATTATCTACAATATATGTACACACTTACAACCAATGAAGTTAATAAGTTTGTAACATCAGATTTTATTCCAGTGAAAGTAAACTCTACCGTTTCTGCTGACACTGTAACTGCATCTGGTGATACTGCACCTTATCATGGCGCTCCAGTAAAAGTTCTTAGAACAACTGCTGGTTCTGGTTATTCAAATACTAATGGTACAAATGGTTCTGGTGGGGCTGGTGGAATTTACTATGCGCCTATCCTTGGAAATGGCACTGGTGGTAAAGTTAAGATTGTTGTATCTGGTGGCGAGATTAAAGCCTTTGGTTCTAATGCAACAACCAATTCACAAATAGAGGCGCCTGGAGAAGGTTACACTTATGGTGTTGTAAACCTAAACAAAGTATACTCGGATGCGGGCTTGACTTCTTCTGTATCAATTGGTTCTGGTTCTGGTGGTGCAGTTGTACCAATCATATCACCTCAAGTTGGACATGGTTTTGATCCTGTATCAGAATTAGGTGGCCACTTCGTTATGATGAATACTAAATTAGAACAAACAGAGACAGATGACTTTGCAATCGGAAACGATTTTAGAGAAGTTGGTATCGTTGTAGACCCAACAAATGCTGGTACAACAACAGTTGCAACTGCAACACAAACAAGAATGACACATGCAGTTAAATTTTCGTCTACAAGTGGAACATTTGAACCAGATGAAAAGATTACACAATCAGGAAACAATGCTACTGGTAGAGTAGTAGAGTATGATAGTGCAAACAAAATTTTATATTATCAACAAGAACAGTGGGAAAACTATGGAATTGATTCTAACTCTTCCTCTTCCACATATCTTACTAAGGTTTCATTCAGTGGAACTAATACTATCTCAGGTGCTACATCTAGTGCATCTGGAACACCAGTTTCTAACTCTCCCACAGAAACACTAAGTAATGGTGGTACTATTGCGTTTAGTGCTGGTGGCGGTGGATTTGCCGTACCAGAACTAGAAACAGATAGTGGAAAAATAATTTATGTAGAAAATAGAAGACCAATTTCTAGAGCTTCAGACCAAACAGAAGATATCAAAATTGTAATCGAATTCTAATCATAACAGGAATGTGAAATAAATGGCTACCAACTTTAATGTAAACCCATACTATGACGATTTTGACAAGACTAAGAACTTCCATCGTGTTATGTTCCGTCCCGGCTATTCAGTTCAGGCAAGAGAACTTACACAGTTACAAACTCTCATCCAAAGACAAATTAATAACTTTGGTGAACACATTTTTGAGCAAGGTTCAATGGTTATCCCTGGCGATATCAACATTGACATGGAATATCATTATCTTAAACTTGAATCGATTTACAATGCACAGGACGTAGAAGTTTATAGAACAAACTTTAAAGACAAAATTATTACTGGACAAACAACAGGCGTTCAGGCAAAAGTAATTGGTACAGTCCCATCAACAGATGACGACCCTATCACTCTTTACATTAAATATGAAAACTCTGGTACAGATGGAGAGACAAAAGTTTTTGCAGCTGGAGAAACTATCCTTTCTACAAATGCAGATAATACAACTGTTAAAAATCCATTACTCACAACCAATCAAACCATAGAATATGGTTCTCAGATTCAAGGAACTGGTAGTCCTGTTGGAACTGGCTCTGCTATGTTGGTACATGCTGGTGTATATTTTGTAAACGGTTTCTTTGTAGAAAACACTGAACAAGTTATTCTTCTTGACAAATATTCTTCAACTCCTTCTTACAGAATGGGTTGGACAATTACAGAAAGTTTTGTAACACCAGAAGAAGATAGTTCTCTATTAGATAATGCAACAGGTACATCAAACACTAATGCCCCTGGCGCTCATAGATTTAAAATCAATCTCACTCTGACTAAGAAAACACTTGCAGCAACAGACGATACAAACTTCTTAGAACTTGCTCGTGTGAATGGTGGTGTAATTGAACAGTTTAAAAAGTATGCAGACTATAGTGAACTTGAACATACTCTTGCTCGTAGAACAATGGACGAGAGTGGAAGTTATGAGGTTCGTCCATATCAATTAGAGACTCGTGAACATTTGAACGATGGAACTAATCGTGGTATCTATCCTCTATCTAATGGTGGTGATGTTGATAAAGTAGTATTTGCAATTGAGCCAGGAAAAGCATACGTTGATGGATATGAACTTGAGACAATAACTTCACAGTTTGTTAAATCTGATAAACCAAGAGACTTTGCTCGTGTAACTGACAAACCAATTCAAACTCCTATTGGTAATTATGTTCTCGTAACAAATGTTACTGGTTCTCCAGAGATTGATGAGTTTGAACCAATTAATTTGTACAATGATGTATTAGGAGTTGCTGGTTCTGGTAGTATAGTTGGTACTGCAAGAGTTCGTTCTTTCATATTACATGATGGTGATTTCACAGGAACGCTTTCTGAAACAAAATTCAAACTTGGATTGTTTGATATAAACTTAAATGATGGTATAGATTTTGAAAGAGATGTTAAACACTTTGAAAATTCTGGTAATACTTTTTCTGCAAACGTAAGTCCTAATTTTGTATCTCTATCGGGAACTGCAACATCGTCTTCTGGTAGTACAACCGTAACTGGTACGAGTGGTTCTTTGTTTGCCCAACAACTTGTTGCTGGTGATGTAATATATCTAAATGATATATTAATTGGTCGTGTAGCGTCTACTCCGACTTCAAACACATCACTAACATTAACAGGAAACGCTTCGGCTACTGTAACGAATGGTGGTATTAAAAGATTTTCATCTACTCTAGTTCGTCCAGATCAAAAGTTACTTGTATTTCCAACTAACTTCTTTAGAGTTAGAAAACTTCGTGGTGACTCTACTTCAAACCCAGACAACGAAAAATCTACTGCATATACAGTAAGAAGAAAGTTTGCTGCTGATACAGTTAGTAGTGGTTCAATCCAGTTCACAGTGGCTGGTGCAGAAGAGACATTCTTATCTACTGCAAACTTACAGAACTTTGTTTTAACTATTAATACGGCAACTGGTGGATCTTCAAGAAGTGCTGGAGATATTCTAGATATTACTTCAGGCAATTTATCTTTAAGTTCTTCTGACAGAACTATTACTATTAGTGGATTGAATTCACTTTCTAATAGTCCTTGTACAGATGGTGACACTGTAAATTTCATTGCATCAATTCGTAAGAGTGCAAATGATGCTACAGAGAAATCTAAGACACTTGTTAGTGATGCCACAATAGATATAACAGGGCAGAGTTCAGTACAGAACACAGAAATTACATTAGGCAAATCTGATGGATACGTCCTCAAATCTGTTTCAATGTCAGTTGGTGGTTATGGTTCATACTCTGCTTCAAATGCAATTGATATCACAGATAGATATGACTTTGACAATGGACAAAGAGATGCATTCTATGATCTTGCAAGAGTTAAATTGAAATCTGGTCAACCAGCTCCAACTGGTTCTTTGCGTATTACTTTCGATTATTTTAATCATACTGCTGGAGATTATTTCTCCGTAGACTCCTATGATGGTGTTGTTACCTATGTGAATATTCCAACTTACACTTCTGCTAATGGCGATGGTAACTTTTATGAACTACGAGATTGTGTGGATTTCCGCCCTCGTATTGATGATACTGGTGTGAACTTTACAAACGCATCTGCTAGTCTCGCAGAACTTCCTGCTATTGGTACAACAATGGAAGCTGACTTCTCTTATTTCCTTGCGAGAAAAGATTTGATATTCATGGACAGACTTGGCGAATTTGATATTATTAAAGGTGTACCAGCTTTAGACCCTGTTATCCCTCAACAACCAGATAATGGTATGGTTTTATTTGAAGTAACTTATGAACCATATGTTGTAAGTCTGAATGAGATTTTGGTTAAGAAGATGGACAATCGTAGATATACGATGCGTGATATTGGAAAACTTGATAAGAGAATTTCAAACTTAGAATATTATACTTCACTCAATCTTCTAGAAAAAGAAACTGCTGATCTTGTTATCAAAGACTCTGCTGGTTTTGATAGACTAAAGAATGGTTTTGTCGTAGACAACTTTACTGGCCACATTATTGGTGATATTAAAAACCCAGACTATAAACTTGCAGTTGATATGACAGAACGTGAAGCTCGTCCAATGGCATTTACCGATAATGTTAGTATGATTGAATCTGGTGATAATGATACTACAAGAACGAGTGCAAACTATGTGATGCACCAAGATGGTATTATCACACTTCCATACACACATGTAAGTCATATTAATAATCCATATGCATCAGACAGTTTTGATACAAATCCATATAAGGTTGCTGCATTTACTGGTGAGGTTAAACTTGTCCCATATTCAGATGATTGGAACGATGTAACTCGTAGGCCGGATGTGGTTGTTAATGACGATAATAACTTTGATGTTATTCGTGAACTTGCAGATGCATCTGGTGTTACAGGAACAGTTTGGAATAACTGGCAAGACAACTGGTATGGACGTAGACGCCAAGTTGGTACAGATATATTAAGTAGAACAAATAGTACAGTTGCTGGAAGAGTTGCTGGCGGCTTCAATTTCACCACAACACAAACAACTAGAAGTAGACAAGTGTTCTCACAACAAGTAGGACAAGTTCGTTCTGGTATTAGAACTCAACTTCAATCAAGTGTTGAATCAAATAATCTTGGTGATAGAATTACAAATATTTCTATGATACCGTTTATGAGAGCTCGTCCAATTTCATTCGTTATTGGAAACTTGAAACCTAAAACAAAACTTCATGCTTTCTTTGATAACGAAACAGTTACAACTCTTTGTCGCCCTGCCGATTTATTTGAAGTATCAGGTTCAAACATTGCACTAGACCCATTTAGTATTCAATCGCCTGGTTCATCAGGTTCAACAGATTCTGGGCGTATTGACCCTGTATCAGAAGACTCTGTACAGGCATTTAACTTTGGTGATATTATTAGAAACCAAACTCAAAGTGCAAGTTCTATTTCTGGTATTGTTAAAAATAGTTCTACTGTTGCAACTATAACTGTTGCAAGTACATCAGGCATTCGTCCTGGCCATCATGTAAGACTAAGTGGTATTGGTGGTTCTACTAGACTTAACTATAGAAATTCTAGAAAAAATAATTATCTAGTAACTTCCGTTTCTGGTAATACATTTACAATCACAGAGATTGATGGTTCTGCTCTTGGAACTATTAGTTCGTATACAAGTGGTGGTTCTTGTCAGAGATTACAAGCCTCTGCACATGTATCTAAACAAACAGTTACAGAAGATGGTGGTAATAATAGACAACTTTCTCTTGTAAATATCATAAACGGTTTTAGTGTAAGTGATGTTCTTACAGGAACTCTTAACAGAAAGTCTGGTGGAATTAACCAAGTAACTGTTGTGGGAATTAACGGTAGCACATCAACCACAACCAATCCTACAGTAAAAACTGATGCAAGTGATTTGGTTTCAGATCATCTCGGCAATATGGTTGGAGTTTTCTACATTCCTAATACTGAATCTCTTCGTTTCAGAACTGGAGAACGCATATTCAAAGTTATTGATAATGTAAATGCTAGTACTGAAAAGGGTGCATTTACATCTCAGGCAGAAAAGATTTATAGTGCTACAGGTATTGCTGAAGAAAGAGAACAAACCATTCTTAATGTAAGAAAGGCTGAGTTTGTTCGTGACCGTAGACAACAAAATAGAAATGTTAATAGAACACTTCGTAGTGGTGTGAACACATCTTCAAGGGTAATTGGAAGTAGATTTGTTGCCGATCCTCCTCCACCACCACCACCACCCCAAAGAGGTGGCGGCGGCCGTGGACATGATCCTCTTGGACAAACATTTATCAACAAGGGTGAAGAGGGTGCATTCGTAACTAAACTAGACTTGTTCTTCCAGACAGCTGGTACACGACCTGTTTATGTTCAGTTAACAGATACTATTGATGGACACCCATCTAATAAAATTATCGCACAAAAAATACTACAGGTTGAAGACATTAATGTGTCTGATGATGGTTCTGTTGCAACAACATTTGAATTTGACTCCCCTGTATACCTCAAGGATGACATTGAATATGCATTCCTTGTGAAGGTTGATGAACCTGGCTGTAGAGTATTCTTCTCAGAAGTTGGTGCTACAAATCTTGCTGATGGACGTTTGATTTCTTCAAACCCATTAACAGGTACGTTGTTCTTATCTCAGAATGGTTCTGTATGGACACCACATCAGTATCGTGATGTTAAGTTTACTTTATATCGTGCAAATTTCAACGCTGCGGTTATTGGTACTCCAACATTTGTTAATGATAAAGTTTCCAAACAAAAACTACAAACTAATCCATTTGAAGTAAATACAAACTCAACAGAGATTCGTGTTCTTCAGAAAAATCATGGATTTAAAACTAACGATAGAGTTAATATTATTGGTGTTAGTGACGGAGTTTATGGTGCTAATAGTTCTACTATTGGGATTGACTCAGAATTCTTTAATGCAACTCACACAGTAAATAATGCAGATATTGATAGTTACACTATTACTGTTGCTAACTCAGATATTGTAGGTGGTACAGTTGCAAGTCTTACTCACGACTTTGTGGGTGGTTCTAATATTCTAGCTTCTAGAAATATTGCTGCAGATGTTGTACAGTTATCAGTATCACAAGTTAAAATTCCTGGCACAGATATTCAGTATCGTTGGACAGGAACGGATGTTGGGTATTCAAAAAATGCAACAACATTTATTTCTGAAAACTCAAACTACTATCCTACAGAAAGAGAAGTTGTCTTTTCTGAAGAAAATCAAAACACAAGTTTGAATGGTGGCAGAACTAATAATATTATTTCTGGTACATCTGCGAATGTTGTTTGTAATATGTCAACGACTTCATCATTCTTAACACCAGTATTAGATTCAGAACGTGTGTCATTGTGTTTAACTTCTAATAGAATATCTAACTATTCTAGAAGTTCTTACAATAGTACTGCATTGGATGATAGGGTTGCTTCTAATGCAACAGGTTCTATAGTGTTTAGTGCAACTAATAAAACTATGTCCACTAGTGTTGCTGGAGTTAAGGCTGAGTTTTTAACACTGGATATTGGTAAAGATATTACTATCACAAGTACTTCAAATAATAATACATCTTTTACGATTGCAAGTATTTCTTCTGATGGTGCAACAGTTGGATTAACAACGGCTCCAACAAATGAAACTACAAGTGCTGCTGTGATTACACAACACGAAAGATATCTAGATGGTATTGCTCCTACAGGAACAGTGAACGCATCAAACTATATCACTAAGAGATTTAGTTTAGATAACCCTGCTACTGCACTGAAGATTTTGTTTGAAGGTAACAGGCCTGACCCATGTTTAATTGATGTATACTATAAGATTATTGAAGAGGGTGATGTAAGAGATTTTGATACAATTCCTTATGTTCTAGGAACACCAGATGTTGTTGATGTACCAGATGAGAACCCACAGTTGTTTAGAGAAAGAGAATATACTATTTCTGGTTTAAATTCTTACTCAACTGCTGCAGTTAAAATTGAATTTAAATCGACTTCAACTATAGAAGTTCCAAGGATTAAGAACCTTAGAATTATTGCGTTGGCATTATAATGGATAGATTAAAAGTAGAAGGACACAGTGGACTAGAGAGAGATGCTAATAGTAAGGCTATTATTAGTACCTCTCGTACAACTTACGAATCTTATATGCAATCTGCAATGCAGAGAAAAAGTGAAAAAGATACATTAAGGGATACTGTAAGAGAGATAAATACTATAAAGTCAGAGATGCACGAAATAAAATCTCTATTAATGCAAATGATGGATAAGAACTAATGTCAGATAGAAACACACCAGCATCATTCACCTTTGAACAGTGGAGAGTAGAATTCAATGAACTCGCAGTAGATGTGGGTGATATTTCGAACTTGCCATCGTCCATCAACGGAACGTCTGTTAGTGATGTTATTGAAGCTATTAAAGAGATTGAGGATGGTTTATCAACTGTCTTAAATGCTAACGTAATTAACTTTGACGACTCTACAGGTGTAGGTAATGAAAGAATTAAATTTGGTACAAATGATGATTTACATCTATACCACGATAACACAAACAGTGTAATTTCTCATGATGGTACAGGCGATTTATCTATTACCTCTACTAGTGATATTACTGCAAATGGTGTTACTGGAGTTAACTTACAATTTAATGGAAGTACAAAACTTGCAACAGATACAAACGGCGTTCAAGTAACTGGAAACCTTCATGCATCTGGTAACATAACTGCTGATGGAAATATAACTCTTGGTGATGGAAACACAGACAGTGTTACTATCAATGCAGACTTCACATCACACCTCATTCCAAATGATACGAATACATATGATTTGGGTGCAAATGCAAAAGAGTGGAGAAACTTGTATCTAACAGGTTATATTGAAGATGAAAACGATGTGCAATTGACTTTCCCAACAGTGGGTGGCCCAATTGCAACTGAAGGATTTGGGATTGCTCTTGCCGTTGCGTTAGGGTAATCATTATAAATAGATTAAACAAAGGAAGAAACAGAAATGGCTAATAATTTTAAGAATGCATTTGCAACGAGTGTATCCACAAACAGTGGTTCACCGACAGATGTATATACTTCAAACAATGGTTCTGCCTGCAACTCAATCCTTATCGAACTTGATATCGCAAACACAGGAACATCTGCTGTACAGGTGACCGTTCTTATTCGTGACAGTTCTGCTAATGCAGCATTTCACATCGTAAAGAACGCTCCAGTGCCAGTTGGTTCTGCATTGAAAGTTGTATCAGGTCAAAAGATTGTGTTAAATGGAAACGATAAGGTTCAAGTATATTCTACTGCAGCAACTGTTGATGTAGTTGCATCAATTCTACAAGATGTAACATAAGGGGTTAACAATGTCTGATAATTATATTGGTGTTCCTTTTGTAAATCAAGTTTCACCCGCTTTTCAAAAAGAAGATTTTGCTGGTTCTAACCTTGGCACTCTTACAGTAGGTGGCATTTCTTATACTAATTCTTATGAGTTGTCTGCTGAAGTGCCAGGCTCGAATGCAGAAAATGTTATGGTTGTTCTTGACAATGTTATCCAAGAACCAGATTCATCATACACAATACATGAGAATGCGAGTTCCCAACCTAAAATTATAAAATTCAGTGGTTCGGTTGCAGCATCTGCCGTAATCTATGTAACTCATAGAGGTGTCAGTGGATTTCAAATGAAACCGCCTACTGGTTCAGTTGGTGCAGACCAACTCGCATCAAATTTAACTTCCTTTACTAACGATGTGTTTACTGGTAACAATTCGGCTACTGCTTTTACTCTGTCAGAGACACCTCCAAATGCAAACTCAGTTTTAGTATTTGTTGATGGTATCCTACAGAAATCTAGTACAAACTATTCAATAAGTGGCACAACACTTACATTTACTTCTGCACCAGACACAGGAGCAGAAATTGAAGCAAAACATTTTGGACTTCGTGGAGTAGTTCGTAGAAGTACAGATTTTCAATACGACTCGTTTACAGGAAATGGTTCTTTGACTGCATTCACATTGTCTACAAGTGGTGCAACAACAAACAGTGCATTCATCTTTTATAATGGTATTGCTTTGAAACCCACATCAGATTATTCTATTAGTGGAACAACTTTAACCCTCACATTTGCACCAACTAATGCATCTGAAATTATGGCAAGGTATCAACTCTAATGGCAAGTAATTCAAAAAATATCGCAGAACTCTTAAATGGTGACACTACTATTACTGCATCAGATTTATCTTATCCTTTAACTGGATTTTCTTCTACTGGTATTGACGATAACGCAGACGCCACAGCAATCACGATTGATAGTTCAGAAAATGTGTTGGTGGGTACTACAAGTACCGATCAAAGTATTGCAGGGCATGGATTTAAGCCAGATGGTTTTGCTTATCATACTCGTGATGGTGGTGCGATGTTACGTCTTAACAGACTAAATTCTAATGGCGATCTTATGCAAATTCAGAAAGACGGCACAACTGTAGGTAATATTGGTGTTTCTGGCAGTGATTTGTATGTTGGGCGTGATTCTTGCACGTTAAAATACGGCAACAATGAACTTCTTCCAGCATACACTGGAAATGGTAACGTCAGAAATGACGCAATTAGTTTAGGTTCAGCTTCTGGCAACTTCAAAGACCTCTACCTATCAGGCGGTGCATACCTCGGCGGTACTACGTCAGCTCATAAGTTAGATGATTATGAAGAAGGCACTTGGTCGCCTACCCTCAGTTTTGGTGGTGGTACTACAGGTATTGTTTATGGTACACAGTCTGCTAAGTATACAAAAATTGGAAATGTAGTTAACTTCTCATTCAGAATGTATTTGACCAATAAAGGTAGTTCTACTGGTCATGCCCGTGTAAATGGTTTGCCGTTTACTATAGGTGGAATGCCAACAGGTGGTGTATTTACGCTTTTGCCAGCAAGAGGACGCATTGGCGCTAGCAGCCGACCTATGTTTGTTTATATATACAATGGTGATTCATCAATGCTTATATACAGGTGTGATTGGGACAACTCTATTAACGCCGCCGCATCAGATGCACATTTTTCAAACAATTCAGAAGTTGAGTTAGTAGGACAATACACAACAAACTCATAACCCTTTCAGAGATTGGGTTGAAAATAACAACTAAATAGTATTATAAGATTATATGAAAAACAGAGGTAAAAAATAATGGCGTATATAGGAACAGAACCAACATATGGTGTCTTTCAAAGACAGGTTCTCGCTGGCAATGGGACAACAACTCAGTATAATCTAGACTATGATGTTGTACAGGCAACTTCTTTACTAGTTTCTTTAGATGGTGTTATTCAAGAACCAGAGTATTCATATGATGTTGCAATAACAAATGGACAACCAGTAATAAACTTTTCTGAAGCCCCAGACAATGGTGGTAGAATTTTTATTACATACTTGGGTAGACAGTTACTTACTGCAACTCCAGCTAATACCGAATCTCATATTGATGAGTTCAATGGTAATGGTTCTACTGTTGCATTTACTTTAACAAAAACACCAGTTTCAAATACTGCTGATAATTTTATTGTATTTGTTGATAATGTATATCAAAGACTTGGTTCTTCGTATGCATTTACAGTATCAGGCGAAACATTAACATTCACTTCTGCTCCACCTTCTGGAACAAATAATATTCAAGTTATTCAATTGAATGGTTCTAACACACTAAATAGTGTTGCAGATGGAACAATTACTGTTGCAAAAGTTCAACAAGGGGTATTTGACCAAGCAGAAGATGACGCAACAGCTTTGGCAATTGCATTAGGATAATAATAGGAAAAAAACATGGCGAACACATTTAAGAATGCTGCATTGGCAAACGTAAGTAATAGTTCTTATCAAACTTTATACACTGCTCCAGCAAATACACAAACAGTTATTTTAGGACTTGCAATTGCAAACAAATCATCACAAGCAGTTACAGTCCAAGTACAATTCAGAGATGGTTCTGCATCAGCAGACTTTCAGTTACTAGATAATGTAAATATTCCAGCGAATACTACATTAGAAACACTTGCTGGACAGAAGTACATCTTAGAAGCAACAGATATTCTAAAAGTCAAAGCTGGAACTGGTTCTGCGATTGATGTTGTTCTTGGTTTTATGGAAAAAGCATAAGGGAGTAAACTATGCCATTTTTAGGTAAAACACCAGCACAGGGATTTGTAAACTCAGTAACCAAGGATGACTTTACTCCTAATGGCACTACTACTGCATTTACACTAAGTAAGACTCCCGCTACTGCAAACGAAATAGAAGTCTATGTAGGTAATGTTCGCCAAGAACCTACATCTTCTTATTCTGTTTCGGGAGCAACTCTTACTATGACAGAAGCGCCTGCAACAGGGATTAACTTCTATGTAATGCATATTGGTGGGACTACTCAGAGTAGTACTACTTTGCCAGGCGGTTCAACTGTACCAGGCGACTTTAATGTAAGTGGTGACTTGGACGTTGCTACTGGGCATGTTGGAATTGGTGCAGTTTCTAATACACTCTCAGCACTATACATACACGAAAACGATTCTTCTCAAGGAAATACTCAATTACATATCCATAATAATAAAACTGATGATGCTGCAGTTCTTAGATTAGAATCTGAAAGAACATCATTAAATGATGTTGGTCAACTTCTTTTTGCTAACAATAATAGTGTTGTTGCAAAAATTGAGGCACGATCAGCGGCTGATGATGGTAATTTAAAGTTCTATACAGGTGCAACTGGATCAGGTAATACAATTGTTGAACGATTAGAAATTACAACAGATGGTAGAGCATTATCACAGTTTACTGCAAAGGCTTGGGTTTCTTTTAATGGGAGTGGTACTGTAGCAATAAAGGATCATCATAACATCGCCAGTATAACTGATCATGGTGTTGGCGAATATACAGCTAGTTTTACAAACAGTTTAGCGAACGCTAATTATGCCACAGTAGGCATGGGAAGTAATTGGGAAACTACTAATACAGATTCTTATATGTCTGTTCATGGTTATGAAGGCGGACAAACAACAGCTGGTCAAAGGGTTAGAACAATTAGAATGCGGTTTGATGCAGGCACAGTATATAAAGACCCTAAAACAGTTAACTTAGTATTTTTTGGAGATTAGAATGAGATTAATTTATGACGATGGTGGGGTTCTTGCGGTTGTAATTCCAACAACTAAATTTTTAGAGACCTTAACAGGCACAACTGAAGAAAAACTAATTATTCTTGCTAATAAACAATTACCTACAGGAACTAAGTATGAAATTATAGGTGACGATGTTGATTTGTCTGATAGAACATTTAGAGATGCTTGGACGTACACAGCAGATGTTGCTGTTGAAAAGACTTCAGAAGATTTAAGTGAAGAAGACTTATTAAAATTTAATATGGTGGAGAATATATAATGCCAATGAGTGTAGATATAACAAAAGCAAAAGAAATTACTAAAGACAGGCTTAGAGTTGAAAGAAAACCTTTATTGGAAGCACAAGATATTCTCTTTATGCAGGCTCAAGAATCTGGTGCTGATACCTCTGACATTGTTACAGAAAAGCAAAGACTAAGAGATATTACAAACCAAGTTGATTCAATGACCACAATAGACCAATTAAAAACAGCTTCTATTGATGAATAAATTCAGAGATAACGCATAGAAATAGGAAATTAACAAATGGCATTAAGTAAAGTACAAGGAATCGGTGGACAGGTTACACCAAATCTTGGTCGTAGAAATCTTATAGTCAATGGTGCTATGCAAGTGGCACAACGTGGGACGAGTGCTACAACATTTGCATATGGAACTGTAGATAGGTTTAAACCAACAGAAGGTAGCACAAGTAGTTTGGCTGTAACCCAAACTCAAGATACAAACGCACCTTCGGGTTTTAGTAACTCCTATAAAATTACAGTTACTACTGCTGAAACTATGTCTGGATCAAAACAACTAGCGGTTTTTCATGCTATGGAAGCACAAAACCTACAACAACTAGGGTACGGAACATCTGATGCAAAATCTATAACTTGTTCTTTTTGGGTAAAATCAAGTGTAACAGGAGTTTACTGTTTATCACTATACGAGAATGATGATAACAGAAACATAGGTGCTACTTACACAATTAACTCAGCTAATACATGGGAATACAAAACTATAACTTTTCCTCCTGATACAGTAGGTGTAATAAATAATGACAATGGCGGAGGTTTAGAAACTTACTTTTTCCTTTCAGTCGGGCCTGATAGAAAATCAGCAGATAATACTTCATGGGCAACATGGTCTGCCGCAAGGTTTGGCTATGGGCAGGTAGCTGACGTAGCAGGGACAACTAACGCTACATGGCAAATCACAGGAGTCCAACTCGAAGTCGGCGACACTGCAACTCCATTCGAGCATAGGTCATACGGTGAAGAACTGTCTTTGTGTCAGAGGTATACATTTATTTATCAACCTCAATATTATCAAGCTTTTCCTATATTTGGCGCCGGTTCTAATACAGCTAAATGGTTTCCGACCTTCCCTGTCGGAATGAGAACAAAACCTACCTTGATTACAAAAGATGTTTCATCAACAATACAAGGTTTCAATTATGTTTCTGGATCAGCTATAGCTTTCCAAGGGTTTACTTTGTCTGAAGGTGGTGACTTAGCATCTAACGTTATTGTAACATTTGATAATACAAACAACGGCATAGCCAATGGTGTTTTTGGTCATTGGAGATGGATAGCAACCCCAACAGGCAGTTATGTTGGTTTTGATGCAGAGTTATAAAGGATAGATAATATGAACATTACAACAGCACAATATAATGCAGATTCAATATCTGGTAACAACTCTTCAGTCCAAGCAACAATAGACGGGCAAGAGGTGTCAGTTCCAATAGACCCATCCAATCGTCACTATGCAGAAATTCTAAGACAAGTAGAATCAGGCGATTTAACCATTGCAGACGCAGACTAAATAGTATAAAGAAATTAGGAAACGATAAATGCCATTTATAGGAAAACAACCAGAAGTCGGTGCGTACTCCAAGTTAGACGCTATCACTACGTCAGCTACTGCAACGTACAATTTAACTTTAGGTAGTGCCGCTTACTATCCTTCAAGTGCGAACCATTTGTTGGTTTCTCTGAATGGTGTCATGCAGGCTCCACAAGATTCATTCACAGTTAGTGGTTCTACAATCGTATTCGCTTCTGCACTCGCAAGTACTGATAGTATCGACTTTATCATGGCACTTGGTGACGTTCTAGATATTGGAACTCCAAGTGACGGAACGGTTACTTCTGCAAAGATTGTCAGTGGTGCAGTTACATCTGCTAAACTAGATACTAACATTGCAATTTCTGGTAATCTAACCACTGGTAATATAACCACTGGTAATACATCAATAGTAACTGGTGGAAGATTTATTTCTAGTCAAACTAGTAACGACCCTTGGTTAAAAGGTGTCAATTCTAGTAATACTGAAACATCATACATAAAAAAAGACGGACAAATTTACTCTGCTTTTGGTATTAGTTTAGGTGGCACTGGCGCTGCAAATACTCTTGACGATTATGAAGAAGGCACATGGTCGCCGTCTACTTTAGTTAATGGTTTTACTCAAAGTGTTGCAAGTTACAGCGAAGCTAAGTACACTAAAATTGGACGAACAGTACACGCATCATGTCTAATTAATTTAAGCGCAAGTGGATACGCTAGTGGGTATTCACATATTGGAGGGATGCCTTTCACTGCCGTTGGAACTTCTGTTCACGGACGATATGCAAGCGGCTCTATCAGTGGTGGTGGTAATGGTGGCGCTATATTCGTTCAGAGTGGGGGAGTATATCTTTTTAGAACATTTGGGGTTACTTCCACTTCTGGTGCATGGTCATCGGGCTGGTATCTAAACTTTACATATGAAGCATAATAACCCACTACATAGCTTTGGGTCGGAAGGTGGCAATAACGCCACGATAAATAAAGAAGAGACACTAATAGGATATTAACAGATGGCGTTGATTAAATTAAATACAAGAAGTATACCAGATGATGCGGTAACGCCTGATAAGGTGTCACAGAACCTTGGTCGTAGAAATCTTATAATCAATGGTGCTATGCAAGTGGCACAACGTGGCACTAGTCATAGTGGTATTGGTGGCGGTGGGTATTATTCCTTAGACAGATGGCAATATCAAGAAGGTGGCGGTGCAACACCAGAATATAACTTTACTCAAGATACTGATGCACCTGTGGGGTATAGTAAATCTTTAAAGATTGAGTGTGCTGTTGCTGATACATCGTTAGGTGGGGGTTCTTATTCTCAAATAGGTCATGCATTTGAAGGGCAGAATCTTCAAGTTCTTGAAAAAGGGACTTCTTCTGCAAAGAAAACAACATTATCTTTTTGGGTAAAAGGAAACTTATTAGGAACTTATGCGATGACTTTATGGCAAGCGGATCAATCCCGCCAGAACACTAAGTCCTTTACTATTAATCAAACAGGAGTATGGGAACATAAAACTATTACCTATGATGGGGATACAACTGGTACTATTGCAAACACTTCCGCAGAAGGGCTATCCTTAAAGATTATGCTACATGCAGGTTCACAATATACTGGTGGTTCGGAAGGTGTAAGTTCCCATAGTACCACAACTAACTATGCAGCTAATCATAATGTTAATTTTTCTTCTAGTACCTCTAACTATATAAAATTCACAGGAGTCCAACTAGAGGTCGGCGACACTGCGACTGCATTCGAGCATAGGTCATACGGAGATGAACTTTTAGCTTGCAAAAGGTACTTCCAACGAATTGCAGGGGGAGAAAGCGGTATTACCGTCTCAGCTATAATGAATGCCCAAATGCACAATTCTACTTTTGTAGAAGGTATCTATAAAATGGAAGTTGAAATGAGGACTGAGCCTAGCTTAGAATGTGTTACAGGGACAGATTACTATGGTTTTAGTAGGAATGGAGCGCTTGATACGTTTAATAGTATAAGCATAGACTCTGGAGCAGGAAGTCCAAGGCAAGTCAATCTTTACAACAACTCTCAAGTCAGTGGTACGGCAGGACAAAGTGGTATTATGTTTTCAAGAGTTGAGGCGGCAATAGTAAGCCTTAGTGCGGAGTTATAATCATGGAAAATAATATTACAATTACAAATGCACAATATGGTAAAAACTCTAGTGATGTAAACTGTTGTGTAAATTGCACAATAGACGGACAAGAGATGTCAGTCCCACTAAACCCAGCTAATAGTCACTACGCAGAAATTCTAAAACAAGTTGCCGATGGTACATTAACCATTGCAGACGCAGACTAATAAAAAGAAACAGGATAAACTAATATGCCAATTTCAAGAATTAAAACTGATGGAATACAGGATGATGCCGTAACAAATGCAAAGGTTGCTGATAGTGCTGTAACAACTGCAAATATTGCTGATAGTGCTGTAAATTCTGCCAAGATCGGCGTAGATGTTATCGCTGCAGAAGATTTAGCAGCAAACTCTGTTACTGTATCTGAAATAACAAATGGTGCAGTAACGAGTGCAA